TTAGCGGTTACGTGCTTCTGCCAGCATGAGAGCGAAAAGTTCCCCCTGGAACCGTGCGTCGTCCAACGCGTTATGATTGGGTGCGCTTTGGGGGTTGAAACGAGCGGTCATTTGAGAGGACTTAGTTTCCTTCCAGCGGCATCCGGTAACCCCCATGTAATACGCCTTCATGTCGAGTGCGGTGAACCCAAAGGGGTTCGCCCCAGAATACTTGTGGAAGTAGTAGTTGATGAACGACCAGTCAAACGGGGCATTCAGCCCCACGAAAACGACTTTCTGATCTGCCGAACATACCTGCTTCAACCATTGCTCCAGCTTGAGCATCGCCGTCTGTGGGGCTAGCCCTTCGTTTTTGAGCTTGGCGAGGTCAAGGCCAGTTACGGCGACAGCCTCCGGATCGTGTTGTAGGCCGTCTGGCTGGAGCTCGAGATAGATTGACTGAGCGGGCTCTGAGACGACGCAAGCGCCGATGGAAAGCAGGCTATAGATGCCCGGCACCGGTCCCGAAGTCTCGACATCGACGGAAACATAAAGCTCATCACTCATCATCTTGCTCCCTATATTTCGAACAGTATGCTGGGAGTTGAACAAGGCTAACACCCCCAACTCGATGGAGAAGTCGTCGTGGATAACGCTCGTGACTGTGTGACCAAGGAAATTGTTGAGGCCGAAGACCTCAAGCTGTTGGCAGTGGTGGACACCTATGGCTACCAGTGCACCGGCTGTGAAACTCAGGCTTTCCCGCGCTCCTACCGCCCGGAAAACCTATTGCGCGCTCACTTTCAGATCCGCGACCCTCATAGCCCAGATTGTGAGACGGAGAAAGAGAGCAAAGTTATAGCTCAGGGCAAGCGCGGCAGTGTACAGAAGGAGCTAGAGACCTCCCCCGGTTTATCGCCTGCCCGCTTGCAACTGATTAATACTCGAACAATCGTCGACCCCGCCTTGCCTCGCACAGAGCAACATACACAGAGCATTGGTCGGCAGGACACTATGGGCAACACAGCACGCAGAGAAGGACGGCGCGCTGCAAATAGTATTCGCCCGATTTGCCGTGCATTTTTGCGCTTTCCCTTAGTCAGGTCGGTGGAAGACACCACAGTGGTGCCGTTGAGGACCACCAGCTTGATGGGGAGTCCAGCAGTTTGGGCGGTGTTCTTGATGGCCACATCAATTTGCCTGCCCGGAACGACACGCGCCACGAATTGGACGTTTTCACTGGATCGGTTATGCGTGCCGCGAAATAGCGCCAGGTCGGCGTTATAGTTGCCCGAAAAGCTGGTAATACCTGAGTCGACACCAGTCGGGTGGAAGATAATCGCCAGGCGCAGCCCGCAGTTGATCGAGTAGTACCGGCTAACTCCTGCGATCGCCTGTGAGTAGTGCGTACTGGCCGAGGTGAACTGGTAGGGGACAATCTCCACACCGCACTCGGTTGAAACAACCAACCTATCGGCCCCGCCGGTCCACAACGGCGGGATTGGTAGCAGCGTCGCACTATCATCGGTGCTCGGCCAGCTAGGGTTATAGGCAGTCGTTGAGCCTTGGAAGTCGGCCACCCAGGCGGTATAGATGTCGTCGAGCGATGTCGCACTGGTGACGAATGATGGAGAGACGAATTTTTCGCCGTCCAGGTCGATGGTGTCGGCCATTAATTCGCTCCTTCAACCGGTTGACCGAGGATCGTTTCGTCTGGCCAGTAGCCTTTCGCCTGGTGCCACTGGGCATAGCGCTCCAGCAGCACCCTGTCTCCGACCTGGGCGCCGTAGCGCACACCGTAGTCGATAGCCCACTGCTGCTGGCAGCGGTCGGGCGGACATGGAGCCTGCTCGTGAACGAACATCTGGAACGGAGGCAAGGCGCCTACAGCCTTCCAGTTGACGTACATTTCCTGGCTCGGCGTCAGTTCAATGGGCCTGGGCTCGATACCCTTGACACCGATACCCTGCGCTGGCGGCTTGCCCGAGCCACTCATCAGCCTCATGCAGCCCTCACAATCACAGGGGCGTTCAAGCGGCCGGCATGCCACGCAGTGACAGTCGGCATTCTTCTCGTGCGGGTGTTGATGCCCTTGCATTTCGCACTCCTGCGCGCAGGCGCTCAGACCTTGAAGATTTTGTTGGTGCCGTTATCCCAGGTGACGATGATGTCGCCGCCGTTGGGGGTGATCGGCAGGCCGGTAGCCGTGTCGATGAATGCAATCAGCGGGCTGGTGGACTCGGTACCGGTGTCCTTGTAGATGATGATTGCCTCGATGCTCGCGCCGGACACACTGGTGAACGTCACATCCGCACCGTCGGCGGCGCCGCCAGTGGTGGTCTTCGCGGTAAGAGTGACCGGGCCAGCGATCCGGGACGACGACGGGATATCCGACAGGTACTGGTGGATCGCAGTCTGCGGCGTGTAGGCGCCGGTATCGACCAGGATCACCTTGATCGTGTCGGTCATCCAGTTGAACTGGCCCTCCAGGAAGCGCTGGCGGGCATAGTCATAGAGGGTATTTGCCATCAGGGGTGTGCTCCAGGTCTTGGAGCGCACTCCTGCGCGCTGCTGCGGGGTTTTGAATAACGGTGCCTTCGTCGGCCGAAATCTGCAGGCGCGCCACCTGCCCGGACTTCTTTTCCAGGCGGATGGCAGTACCATCGATCAGCAGTACCTCTCCGACCTTCAGGTCCACGCTCATCTTCTTGCTCATGGCCAGAATGCCTCTACATGGTGAGGAACATCCTCACGGGTGATGCGCCGCAGGTCGGAGTCGGGGCGCTCGCCGAAGTAGGCCGTGAAAGCGGCTTCGGCCAGCGCGGCGCGGTTCGGATCGAACGACTCCATGTCGGGGATGCTGAAGCCGCGATGCAGCGCCCACTGGACCAGATGCCGGTGGTGCTCGGCGTGAATCTCCGGCTGCGCGGTGTCCTTGTCGGCCAGCGCCATGTCAGCCAGGGGCGTGCGGTAGCCCTCCACGCGCAGAATGCCAGCCCGGTCGGGGGTTGGCACCAGGCGCAGCGAAGTGTCGCCCTGGATGGCGTACAGCGGCTTGCCGGTGCATGCGCGCCATTCCGGCAGCTCCACGTCCAGCACCTCGGCCGACTTCAGCACCGGCATGGTCGGGCGCGACATATCGGCCGGGTAGAAGCCCAGGTGCGACAGTTCGTATAGCGACGCATGCAACTGGTAGACGGCAGTTCCGGCGACCACCTCGGTGCGGCACACGGCGTCGGCCTGGCTCTCGTGGATCAGCCTGCCGCGCACGGCGGCTTCGCGCACTGCGTCGTTGAGCCAGTCGGCCACGTCCTGGTCCGACCAGAAATACGGCTCCACCATGTCGTTCGCGTCCGTGCGAACTCGGCGGATCAGGTCCGCCAGCGTCATACCGCGCCACCGAACTGGTCGATGCGCGCGTGGACGGCATCACGGGAGCGCGCCAAGCCGTGCTGCTTGACCAGGTTCAGTCCGTAGCGGTCCTTGGCGAATGCCGCCAGGCTGGTGAAGTCGGCGAAGTTGTCCACCTCCCGGTGCAGGGCCGATAGGTCTTCCTCCTTGCGAGCGCGCTCCTGCTGGGCCTGCTGAGCCTGCGCGATCACCTGCTTGGTGTCGTCGCCGGCCGGCGCGGGGCCGGTGGAGCGCTCGAACAGGTCGCGATGGTTGAGGAATCGACGCGCCAGGTCGCCGGGCACGCTACGCACCTGCCCTTGGGTGAACATCAGCCCGGAGCCATACAGGCGGTCGGTGAAGCTTTCCCGCGGGCCGATGTACTTGATGGGCACGCCGTTATCCAGCATGGGCACGCCGTCGCTCGCCATCTGCGCCACCAGGGCCGCATTCTTGCCTAGCACCTCGTTGAGTTGGTCTTGCAACTCAGCCACGCGCGCGTCGGCGTCCTGGCTCCCAGCGTCCGGGATGTCCTTGAGTGCATGAACCACGGCGCGGAACAGATAGTCCTTGACCTTCTGCGACTCGGGCAACTCGGCGTAGGGAACGCAGCACGGGTGCGTCTTCGCCTCGAAGTCCTTGACATCGCCATGGACCCAGCCGTTGGCCAGCTTGTCCGCCAGCCAGGACTCATGGGACTGCTCGGGGGTGGTGTCTGGGTTGTCCAGGTGGAGTTGCACGCCGGCCAGGATGCCGCGCTGCATGTCTTCCGGGCACTCGGCGAACGGTGGCGCCACCTTGTCGCCGATGGCGAGGCAGTAGGCGGAATTGATCGCGTGGGCGATGGTGGCGATGATGATGGGTTTCATGAATGTCCTACTCCTGCGTGACAGAAGGGCCAGCACGGGCCGGCCCTTCGTAGGGCGGCGGCGCTTAGACTGCGCCGAGGCGCTCGCCGTGGACGATCACCTGGAGCTTGCCCGCCTCCGCGACGGCAGCGCCTTTGATGGTGATAACCAGGTTGGCGTCCTTGGGCAGCGCGAACAGCGCCTTGCTGGAACTGGTGCGCAGGCGCGCAGCGGCCGACAGCAGCAGGCCAGCGCCGAAATACGCGGCGTCCTGCGGATAGGTCGCGTCGTCCACGCCGTCGGCGTAGGCAAAGCCCACGTCAGCGGTCACGCCGGCACCGAAGTGGTCGGAAATCACCAGTTGCAGGTCTTCGGCGACGAAGCCGGCGGGCAACGGGAACTCGAACGCCACGACATCGCCAACCGCCAGCGCGGCGGCGGCATTGCTGTTGAGCAGAACGCCGGCCGCGTTGGTCGCGAGCTGATAACGCAGGGTGGTCAGGTTGCCATACGGCGTGAAACCGCCGAACTGGCCGCCGAGCGGGATGGTCTTGTACTGGGCCATAATGGGCCTCCTTTCAATCTGGACGAAGGAAAGGGCCGGGATCACCGACCCTTGTCGCTTACTTGCGGGGGCCGATGATCTTGACGGCGGTGTCGATCGCCATCACGCCGTGGTCGGTGTACTCCAAGCCATTGGTCGCCTCGACGGCGAAACGAATCTTGGAGCAGCCGAGGATCGCGCCGATCAGCAGTTCCAGCTTGTCGCCGTGGTCCATGTCCTTCTCGGACCAGAAGAACGGCATGCCGGAGTGCTCGGATGCCGCCCAGGCTTGCGCCAGAGCCTGGCCGCCCAGCAGCAGGGCGCGGTCCACCGCGTACTGATTGCCGAAGCTATCCGGCACCACGGCGCTCGACTCGGCTTCCGAGTTGTACGCGGCGCAGTACTTGATGGTGTCGCCCGCGTAGAAGCGGATCGGCTTCGGCATCTTGATGATGAGGGTGTTGGACCACAGGCCCGCATCGACGCGGAAGATCGGGTGCTGCTTGGCGTTCGACGCGCGCGCCAGTGCAGCAGCCTGCCAACTACGGAACTTCTCCTGCTTGGCGAAGCTGTTGTACTGGGCCGGCGAGCACAGCAGGACGCGGATCGGCGAATCCTCAGCAGCCTCGTCGCCCTCGAACTTCACGGGCGGCGGCGGCAGCTCGATCTGGTCCATGTAGGTGGCGATGGAGTCGACCACATCCACGTCCAGCACGTCGGCGGTGGTGATGTTGTACTCCCCCGCATTCGGCGCAACGCCAGTGATGGCATCGGCGCTGGCCACGAAGTGACGGTTCTTGGTCGGCGCCTTGACGCGGTTGACCAGCATGTCAGCCAGCTTCGGATGCGTCTCCAGCGGGAGGCACCACTCCTTGTTGTAGTGGTTACCACGGGCGCCGGCCAGGTGAACCAGCATGGACTGGTCCAGGTAGGCGTCCATGAACCACTTCGCCTTCGGACGGCCGAGGCGGCGCAGGTCGTAGGGGTTGCGAATCTGCGACATCACATCGCCCAGGTCCACCGGGAAGCGGGCCTGGTTGACGCGCAGTTGGTCGCTGCCGATCTTCAGGCCAGTGCCCTTGCCCTCGGCGTACTCGCTACCCATGATCGGGAAGGCGTTCGCCGGCTGCACGAAGTGGAAACGCACCTCGTCGCCCTTGTTGCGGCCCAGATCCTGTGCCTGGACGATGGGAAGTTCCAGGCTCGACTGGCCCTTGGTCTTTTTCTCGGCGTCGCTGGTGCCGCTCGGCATCTTGCCGGTCAGGCGGTTCAGGGTCGAGTTGCGGCCCTGGCAGAGCGCGAACAAGCCGGCGGCCTGTTGGATCATCGCGTTCGGATCACCGTAACGCATGGTGGTTTTGCTTGCGTGAGCCGAACAAGGTCTGGGTGACAGATATCACTTACATCCGCACCTATGAAGGGTGGCTCTACCTCGCGGTAGTGCTGGATCTGTTCTCACGTCAAGTAATTGGTTGGTCAATGAAGCCAAGGATGTGCAGCGACCTGGCTATCGACGCGATGTTGATGGCTGTTTGGCGACGCAAGCCTCAGCAGCAAGTTATGATTCACTCAGATCAAGGCAGTCAGTTCAGTAGCTCGGATTGGAAAAGCTTTTTGAAGGCCAACAATGTAATCAGCAGCATGAGCCGGCGGGGAAACTGCCACGACAATGCTGTAGCCGAGAGCTTTTTCCAGCTTTTGAAGCGAGAGCGAATCCGACGAAAGATCTACACAACCCGTGAAGAAGCCCGAAGTGATATTTTCGATTACATCGAGATGTTCTATAACCCTAAACGCCGACACAGCAGTGCTATGCAGCTGTCTCCAGTAGAGTATGAGAAACGCTATTTCCTGAGCTTGGAGAGTGTCTAGAAAACCAGGGGCGATTCACAGGTTGCAATTTTTGACCCTAAATCCAGATGAAATAGCTCTGGCGACGCGGTACTGGGCTATGGACGAGGAGGGGGCGTTTCTCGAGCGCGTAGCTGATTTGGTACCGTTCAGAGATGTAGTCCAATCGGGTCAAATTGCCAGGCAGGTCAGGGAGTATTGCCTTGCCTATGATGACAATCAGTGCTGCTACATGTGCGATGGGCCAATTAGAGTCAACGGTCGCGCAGATGCCAAGAAGACCTCCCAGAAATCTAGCCTTCCCTGCGAAAGCTGTGAGGATGTGCTCCGCCGTCATTCTGAGCTGCCTCAACAACGCGAGCCGGTCAATCCACGAGTTTCACGACGCACCAGCGTTCATGAGATGGTGGGAACAGTACGATTCTGGTGATTCCGGCCTGACCCACGACCAGAAAATCGACCTCTACTGTCAGCTTCGGGTTGAGGTCTACACCTTCCAGGGCTGCCTCGATGAGTACCGCCGCCTACTGACGGGAAAACCAGGCATAGCAATGAGAATTGGCGATTGCCATTATGCCTACCTCAGCGCCAGCGGGGAGCTAATCGGCTTGACGGTGAACCGCAATAGCACGATCGACGAGGCTGAGCCTTACGACTTCGATAGCAGCGCGTTCAATACCTGCATTGGGGGCTGGATGGATGAGGATTACCGCCAGACACGCAAATGGATTACCGAGCCTCAATTCGTGCCGGTGACAGTCGATCCTCTCCCTGAGAAGTACACAGAGTTTGACCATGCTGGCCAGCGCTGGTCATTCAACCGAGATGAACTCTCCATGCTTGAGAGCGAAGACAGCTGCTTCCACTTTGTGGCGTATCACTTGCTGTCCGAACCGACGACTGAATCGGTGATCGCTTTCATTGAATCGAATGGGTTGGGTTAACTCTCACCCCCATAACCCTCCGCAGGACAAGCATTTCGAGCGAGTGGATTAGGACACTCGCTTTCCCCCTCAAAACTCTCATCAAGCGAATTTCAGCCGGTCGCTTTCGTTGGTAGCCAAATTTCGGTCGCGGGACAATCCGGGTCCATCTTTGGAGAAATCCCGTGCTCAGACGACACCGAAAACACCTCGGCGTGTTCTTGATCCTGGCGACTGTGGCAGGAGTGATCAGCTCCTGCTGGGGTAGTGGCACACCTCAACCAAGCCGACCATCACTCAAATTAAATGCCGCCAACGCACCTAGCGAAACCGAGAAGGACCGAGCGATGACCACTTCCCTTACCGACTTCTTCAGCGAAAACCCGAAATGGAGCAGACCCGAAAGCTTCATCAAGGAATCCCGGCCCATCCTCCAGGTGAAAAAACTCATCCTCAAAGGCGCAGTTGATGTCGTGTTCTTTCGAGATCAAACCCCGCGCCTGGTAGTGGCTGGGGAAACGAAAGAAGCTGTTGATCGCGTTCGTACCATCCTGTCGGGCGACAAGCTGGTCATCGAGCAGGAAGGCAACGTGATCATCTCAGGGGGTGGGAGCATCAACATTTCCGGCAGCGGAAACATTGTGATCAATGGCGTGCAAATGCAGATCAACGGCCCAGTGGGCGCCAACGACATCAAAGGTGCCTCGAACGGTACCGGCCGGGTTTTAGTTGGCATCAGTCTGCCGATCGCACCGCGAGTTCAGATTAACGGCAGCGGAGAAATCACTCTCAATGGCCTGCAGCAGGATGCTTTTGAGGCAAGTGTCCAGGGCTCGGGCGATGTGACTGTGCAAGGCACGGTACAGAGCCTTGACGTCGAGATTGCAGGGTCCGGCGACGTCGACGCCCGTGAACTTACTGCGGCAACGGTGGACCTGAGCGTTGCCGGATCGGGTGACATCAGCGCGTATGCCAGTCAGTCGGCCCGCGTCCGGGTGGCGGGCTCCGGCGACATCGTGGTGTACGGCAACCCTGCCCAGCGCGATCACCGTGTCGCCGGCTCCGGCAAGATTAAATTCAAGTAACTCCCTCCAATAGGTATCGAATCATGAGCAAAACCAAAACTGGACCTCAGGGAGACACCTCTTTGAGCTTCGATGAGCAAGGGATCTCCGGACGTTACAACGGACGGGGCCAACTCGAGGTCTGCATTCCGGCAGGGGTCGCGCCAGAGCCTGTAAGCAAAAACGATTTCTGGGCCAACGTAGCCCATTACTCCCTGGTCGCTGCAGCTATCACTCTCAAGCTGCAAGCCCGTCAAGACAAGGTGAGCCTGAAGGACCTCGTGTCCATCCTCAGCGATCTGGAGAAGATGCTGGTGCTGGTCGAAGCAGCGGAACCTGTGCCCAGTCACTTTACAGGCGCATTTGAATGGGTTCGCGCCTGTCTTCAACATTGGAAAGAAGATACGGATGGCGCCTGGAACTTCCGCCACTTCAAGATTCTGCAACAGGGGCTCCTGGCCAGGCTGACCACGATCCTCGATTCTAAGGATCATGTACCTGAAGTGCGCCGCTATTCGATCGACACCGACGGGAACGGGGCCTTCGCAGAAGTGGTACTTGCGGAAGACTACGAGCGTACCGTCCTGGCCATGCAGTCCGCTGAATCGGAGCGCGATCAATTCAAAGCCGAGCTTGAGCGGCTTAAAGATCAGGCACCTGTCGCATTCATGTTCAGGGGGGCCGACGGCCGTCTTCGTATGGATGCTTGCCGCCACAAACCCAACGAACCGGGATGGGAAGGCGTCTACGGAGAATCCAGGCCAGCCCCAACACCACGTCCGACAATCTGATATCGCCGCGCGAACGCACGGAGGACATCAGCCGACTTGAACGCTCAGGCGTGGAACTGCATTGCTGGTCAAGTTTCCCCTGGCAGAAGCCCAGCCTGCCTGAGCAGGGTCTGGTTCTGGCACACCCCTAGGGCGACGATGATTGCTTCCGTGAAATCCCATTCCTCCAATTTTTCAGGAACTGCTAGCGATGAGCAACGAAGCGAAAAGCACCATACCGGCGTCCCTCATCCATCAGCCGGAGGTTCTCGCGTACCTCAACTACCACAAGCAGGACGTCGCCGGCCTTTCCTTCTCGCCCCTTTCGGGGCAGTGCAAGCAGCTGATGGCCGTTGAGCAGTACCACCAGAGTGTGGATGCTCTGACGGCCCAGCTGGACATAGCTTTGCAGGACCTGGCTACGGCTCAAGCCGAGCTGCAGCGTAACAAGGTCACCATTGCTGGGATGAATGAGGCCCATGCGAAGCTCGCAGGGATGTATGAGGGGGCTCTCTCGCAGATCAAGACGCTTACTGCCACGCCCACCTTCAACCTGTGCCGCTGCGGCGATCAACGTCTTCCGGCCGTGACCCTGGAACGCAACACCCTAGGACCTTTTTGGAAAGCTGCATGCCCGGCCTGCAAGCATTCGGTATCGACCTTCACCGAGCCAGGCCTCGTCCAACTGTGGAACGCACTGTCCAAGGTGCCCCGGCCCATGCCTGAACCCACCGACGTGGAAGGGCATGTCGGTTTGGTCACCTACACCGCCTTCTGGAACACCTACGTGTCCGGCTATGAGGATGGAAAGCAGGACACAAGAACTAGCAACTGTACGAAGTACAACCCCAGCGGGGCAGCTCACAAGTCCATGGCCCTCCTTGCCAGCCTGGCCCAACCGGAGCAGAACGCCCATGAGTGAGACCCGGCACAACCTGAGCACATCGGCTGGCGGCCGCGGCTACCTGGTGGATTACTTCCAAACCAAACTCGGACGCTACGACTTCACCCGATACATCCGCGATCGCCTGGCTGCTGATTTCGCCTGCATTTTGTCCCAGCACCTGACAAAAGAGCAGGCCGAAACCGACACCATGCGCGCGGATCGGACGGCAGGCTGGCGTTGCTTCCACTGTGGCGAGCACTTCCTCGACGAGGCCGCTGCCGCCCTTCATTTCGGCACTCATGAGATGCAATCGCCGGCCTGCCTTATCGACGTGGCGGAGTACCGCGAGATGGAAGCACGTATGCGCAGCTACAACGACGAGGATGCCGAAATCCACCGAGCAATGGCGCGCCAGCGAACCCAACATCAGATCGAGCTTCGCCGTGCTGAAGAGCAGGGCTATTCCCGGGGCCTTAAGGACGCTGCGGATGCCATGGAGCGCCAGCAAAGCTTGCATCAAATTGAGCTAAGCCGCGCTGAAGGGCTGGGCTATTCCCGGGGCCTCAAGGAGGCCACGGGGGCGATCCTCGACAAGCAAATGCAGGAGGACTAGCCAGATGAGCCGGATACAAACCGCCGAAGACAAGATCGCCAAGGTGCTGGACTCGTATCACGCCTACCAGAAGGAATGGAAGTACGACGAAAAACAGTCCCTCTTTTCTTCTGGCGGGTGGGTATTCAAGGGCAAGAACCACACCGCCCACGAAATGAACAGCAAGATCCTCGCCCGCCGAAATCAGGGCGTGCAAAAGATCCTCAAGATCACTTCCGAATCGAACGCCGGCACGGGTGACACCTCGCTCTCTGCAGAGTAACAGGCACGCCAGCATCTCTTCATTCCCAATCTCGTGGAGCCAACATGTCTTTCATCCCATCCCCCTCGAAATCCGGTGGTCGAACCGAAGCCGACGCAACACCGCAAGCCATGGGCCTTGCGATGAACGGCTATGAGATCCGAAATGCTCTGGAGTTCCTGGCCCCGGAGCGCACCCCTGAACAGATGAGTCATCGACTGGTGATCGAACTGCACTCCGAATCTCAGGAGATCCGCTGTCCTGAGTCCGGCCTTTACGCGCGCCACGAGAGACTCCCAGAGGACATCGCCATCTACCTGGTTGACCATGAGCCCGCCCAGGTGCTGCCCACCCAGGGTATGGCGCCGTACGACAAGGACGATCTCGATGCTGACGATCAACCCCGACATGTGCCCAGCCTCGTGCTGAACGGCTATCAGTTGCTGAACGCCATCGAGTTCCTGGCCCCGGACAACACTCCTGAGCAGTTCGAGCAGACGCTGGTGATCGAGCTGCATGAGCAGGACGAGGACTTCCCTGTGGCAGGCTTGTACGCCTACCACGATGAGTGCCCTGAGGAAGGGGCAATACTGCTGCTCGACCACCAGGAAGGAGTGCCGGCCGGAGGTGGTCAAGAGGACACCTACGAGACCAAGATTGCGAAAACCCTCGAGCTGGTGAAACAGGCTGCAGATGCCATCCAGGTTTTCACCGGGCACGACAGCAGCGCGAATCTGCGGCACCACTATGGCGAGAAATGGTGGGAGAAGTTGGACGACTTGCGCGACAAACTGCGCGCAATCGGGAAGAGCCTCCCGCTCGCCCACTCCGACCAGTTGCTGGCGCTCGACAAGCAGTGCCGGGATGATGTCGGTCGCGCCTTGGGGCTCATCCCTTCGGAAGATCGTGGTTTTGCTTGGTCCTATCTGCTTGCCGCAATCAAAAAAGTAGTGGGCTCACACGTCCTGTCCTCGATCAAAACAGCAGTTGAGCAAGCTGGCGCGCATGAGGCAGTTCAGGATCAACGACCTTCTGATTGGTCGCGCTTCGATCCAACCTTCGTCATTGAGTATCTGCGCGAGAGCAGCACCTTCGATGCTGACCTCATCGGGAAAATGTTGGAGTACGCCACACGCCCTATCGAAGCCGGGCAAGCCTCCCCTACCCCTGTGCTTGGGTGTGACTACCGAGGCAAACATTTCGGAGCTCCGTACCTGGATGCTCAGTGCCAGAATGGCTACCTCTGGGACGAAGATAGCTGCGATGAGCCTGGGGGGCCGCTGCTCAACGGCGGTGATATTCCGTGCCCCAAATGCAATGCCGCGGAGTACGCGGAATACCTGCGCCTGGACGAGGACGACACTACCAGCCCGGTGCCTGTTGGCGATATCGAACTGGCACGCAAGCTGTTCGAAGAAATGGCACTCATTGCGGATGACGAGAAATGCATCCACATGCTGGCCGGCGCACTTTCCAAAGCACAGCCCCTGGCACCCCGCGACGATATTCTCTCCCGAATGATCGAACTGGAGTCCGTCGCCAAAGAAGGCAGGCCGAAGAAGATCGTTGTCCGACTGAAGCATCCCGACAGCGAACCCACCGGTTGCAGCAGCCTGCTCAACTACCACGAACCGACGCGCCAGCAGTTGATTACTGCCGGTATCCCGCTGAGTCGGCACACTCGGAATCCTATCGTTAGTTTCGGGTTGATCGGGTGCAAGACGACGGCCGATGGTGTTATCGAATACACCTGGGGGGAATCCCAGGAGGTCCTGCTCGACAAATCCATCCCGACTGTAGACATGACACGTCCGGCCTGGCTGATTCCGGAACTCAAACCTGACGTTGTGGGTGCTCTGCTGCTGGGAGGAATCAGCGGCTCGGAGTACGGCGACAACGACATTCAGGTTGATTCCAAGGTCGTCGAGCGGCTCCAGGCCGAACGTGTAACCACCGAAGACGATGTAGTGGTCGAGCTGGTAACTGCCGACCAGTACAAGCGCGACGTCGCTGGTCTGCAAGCACGTGTGGATCTCTTCGACCGGCTGGCGGTCGCTAACAAGGCCCTTGCCGACTCGTTCCAAGCTGAACGGGACACTGCACTGGCCAGCCAGGCGGCTCAAGTCCGCGTGATCCCGGCAAACTGGAAGATCGAACGTACCGGCGAGCGCATCATCGTCCAGCACCTGCACAACGGTGCCGGCTATGCCGCCTCCCGTGCGGGTGAATCCGGCATTGCCGAGGCGGTACTGTTCCTCCTCGCTTCCGACCTGGTTGGTGATGGCGTTGTCGCCCAGGAGGACGAGGCATGAAGCGCCGTCCAACTGGGTTCGTTGCGACCTGCCAGTGCGGCGTTGCCATTGGTGCGATGGACATCAATCGCACTGAGCGAGCGGATGCGGGCAGGCTGCTCGGCAAATGGCTGTACGACGGTTGCACCGTCGAACCGCGCTTCGCCGGCACCTGGTCCGCGGAAATCGGTCCGTGTAAGTGCCCCAAGGCACAAGGAGACCAGCATGAATAAGGTGCAACGCTACAGCGTGGATGCAAGGCATCTGCACCCACAAGGCTTCCTGACCGGCCAGGGTATGGGTGAGGTCGTCTACGTCGAAGAGTTCGACAAGGTAGCCGCCGAATCCCAGGCAAACGCCAATGCGCTCGCAGCGGCACGGAAAGAGATTGCCACTCTCCGCGCCATGCTGGGGATGGCACCGGAGTGGATGGACCTCACTGGCCCGGGGCAGGTCAAACAAGGGGACATGCTTCGCTTTAAGGTCGGAGACAGCGGGATCGAAGCGCCAGCGCAACTGGTACTTCACGAGGGAACCGGCCGCGAAGAAATCGTCTACAACCGTGGGAAAAACCACTATTTCATCACCGCCATGGCCGTCGATGGCACCAGCTCTCACAAGAGCGTCATGGTGAAAAGCGGCCAGGCCCGGGCGGGTAATGAACAGCTTCTGCGTCGACTTGGACAGGTCATCGCTTTGCAATGCTTCGGCGACTGCAGGATGTTCAGCGAAGAAGCGGTGCCGGCCCCTGCGGAGGTCATTGCAGAGCTGAACGCTGTGCTGAAGGGCGCGGAGTCCGTCCATGCCTGAGAAGCTGAAGCCGGTTTGTCATCGTGCGTTCTTCTTGAGCGCTCCCCAGCACTGGGGGCCATGCAGCAAGGAGCACCATGACATGGTCAAGGCCAACCCAAAGGAATGGCCTGATTATGAGGTGCAGGAGCTTTACGTCCTTCCTGCGAATCATGTGGTCCTACCGCGGGATCTGCTGGAGCGCATTGCTCACGACGATGAAGGGATGGCCGATCTAGCCGACTTTGAAGAGTTGAAGCGGCTCCTTCGTCTCCAACAACCGTAATCCCGGCCTCCAAATCCAAATCCTGGGCGTTATTGTCCGGCCCACCCCATCAGGAGAAGCACCATGGATCTTGATCAACTGCTCGAGGCGATCCGCGCTTACTACGGCGATACCAGCCGCAACCCGCGAAGGTCTTGAAGAAGCCCAGAGCGAAATCGAAACCCTGATCGACAGCTTGGCGGACTAGACAAAGGCCTACCGGTGGCTTCTGGCACGCACTGATCAAATTGAAGATGGGCTGAAGTCAAATCACTCCAGGAGAACCCCGACAGTGCATCACGCCCCTGAAACCGCCTCCCTCACGGCCATGACGGAATCCCAAGTGCTGGCATGGATCGACGAGCAGACCTGCTATTCGGACCTGCACAAGCCAACTCCGTCGAACTTGCTGTATTTCGCACGCACCAGGGGGAATGCCAATCTGACGGACATCGATGAACGCCGGTGGGTGCTGTCCCATACCCCGGCCGGATACGAGTTGAAGTGCCTGGACTAACGGCTTCCCCGCCTGAGCCTGCCAGGTAAAACAGGCCCGATACCCTTGGCAGTTCGTCACGGCTCTGCCAGGGGGCATCGGAGAGAGAGTTGAAGCGGTACCAGCTCGTTCTCCCATGCAGCCCGGAAAAATAGTTCGCCCTGCAGGCGTAATGGAGCCCCTATGGCATTCGAGTACGTGCGCCAGCACTACCAAGTCCCAGCATGCGTTGGCCGGCGCGTTACGGCTTACGGTGAACCAGGCACGATCATGGCGGACCACGGCCATTACATCGGCGTGGTTTTGGATAGCGACCCGAAGAAGCGGATTCGGAACCACCCCACGGACGAGATGGTGTACGGGGAAGTTACGAGTGACCTCCCCCTCCGCCAGTTTGAAGTCCTGATCTGGGGGAGGAATTGGTGGGATTCTGCACGGCAAACCATGCAAGTTTGGGCTGCCAACCACGCCCAGGCCAAATACAAGGCGTACCAGGAACTGGATGACTGTTTCGAGGACGCAACTGCGATGTTCGGCTTCAAAGCCCGGCTGGCCTGATCATGGAAGTCAACGCGCGCGAATGCGAGGCGGCAGGGCTTGATCCGAAGGAGGTCCGCAGGATAGCTGCCGGTCTGAGCCGTTATGCCCGCGAGGCTGCAGCTCTGGGGTTGGAGATCTTCGGCGGTTCAGGAACAGGTGACCTTCGTACCGAGGCAGACGCCCGACGCGCAGGACTGATTCTGGCACGCCTGGATGGATCGTTTAATGGTGGTGACGGTGCATCGGATTACGACGAGGACGGACTTCTCCGGGGCGAAAGCTGAGTACCGCGCGCCAATCAGAGGACATGTGCATGAGTGATGCAGCCAAGACTCTGCTCCATCACGTGAAGGGCTGGCGCTCCGGCGGTTGCGCCGATGAGCCGACCCGAGGCTACGCATTCCACGCAGCACGTGCTTGGGCACAGGCGATCATCGCCGGAGCCGAATAACGAACCGCTCTGTTCAGGAGCAACCAGAGAGAGACCCGATATGGAACAGCTGACTATCGATGGAAACCCGGTCGAAAAGACAATCAACCTTCGTTGTTTCCGAGTGGACGACCATGACTACTACGCCGCCGCCGACGAGGCCGAAGCCCTCCGACTGCACTCCGACCTGACGGGCATTGACTGTGAGGAAGTCGACAGTTGCACCGAGGTTGTCGGCGATCTGCTCGACAAACCATGGCAGGAAGAAGACAAACCAGGTGTCTCTGTCGGTACGCTTCGGCAATGGCTGGCCGAGGCCAAGGAACCTGGCTGGCTGGCCGGTACCGAGTAAGGAGCCGGTCATGACCACCGAAACCCATCGGGACTATCCCTCACTGGAGTGCCCACTGTGCGAGCGACTGACAAAGCCGCGGAGCCTGAACAAGGATGGCAGCGTCACCTACAGCTGCCCTCCTGACCATGTGAAGCACGGCCAGCGATACACCTGGCGAATCGCAGAAGGCGGTGAACTGGTCGAGAAGCGGTAACGCCCTCCTCTGCCGTGGGCAGAGGAGACTCACCCAGGATGTTTCGGAAAGCACGTTGACCTCCATAGCGAGGCGCGGCGCAAGACCGCCAGACAGCGCGCTCCCCCATACAGCCAGAACCTTGAGGCGCAGAATGAAGATCGATGATTTCCGTTGCAAAGGATGCAACCAGTGGAAGGACGTATTCCAGAAGGGCTCCCAGAAGGGTTACTGCCTGGTCTGCAAGCCGCGCAAAGAAAACAAGACAAACGGTCGGTAGGCCGTCCTTTCAGTCAGGAGATAGAGACATGACGGCATGGCCCGGGCGGTACTGAAAGAGTACAGCACCGCGATGGAGGAGCCGCACCCGTCAGCCCTGGCGCTGTTCGAGCAAGCTCGCAACTGATCCCACGATCCCGAGATAAGGAACCCATGAGCAAACTGTTCAATGCCGAAAAGGTATTGTGGCTCGCAGCCCAAGAGAAGCCCCTGCATGTATCCCCTAAGGAAGCCGCATGCTTCAGTGACCTAGACGGAATCGTCGAGGAGCGACTCGCCACCGGCCATCTGGAGAAATGCGGCTCGGACGACTCGGGGGACTACTACCGCTGCACCAGAGCCGGCCTGATCGACCTCTACAAGATGAAGATCGCTTGGCGGAAAAAGAACGGCAAGTCGATCGAAAAAGAAATGGCCAAACTCAACGAACTGCTGGCCAACGACAGCTGATCCAACCAGTTCCATCGCCCGCGCCTGCCGGGTCCCCGCCGCAGGCCCGCTACCCCCTCGGGGGTATCGGAGAGTGCGACATCCAGCTTGAGCCGGCCATTCTCCAATACCCCTCACCTCAACCTTGCTGTTCAGGAGCAGATCAATGGCTGTGCCGGTTGATACTATTCAGGTTGGCCGCGTCTTCGAATTCTCAGGCGGCGCACGCCGTGTCGTGAAGCTTTCCCCACCGCTCGGTACCGGGTTCAGTTAGGCATATTCCGGCAGCTACTGGTGGCACGCGACAGCTCCGGTAGGATAGACCCATCAACTCAGCCATTGGATGGAATAGAAAATGATCGTGAAGGTATCCCTCACCGCCGACGAACTCGCTGACATGGACATGACTGAGCAACAGTTTCATGACCACGTAGTTGCAGCCTTGGATGACGCGCAACCCGATCTGCCTGGGTTCAATGTCGAAGTAGAAATCCAGGACTGACCTATGGCCGCCAAGCAAGAGAAGTCGATCGCTTTCGAAGCAGGCCGCCAGGCCTACCAGTGCGGGGTACCGCTTGAGCAGAGCGCACTCCGCAAACTGCGCATCGGCAGCGCCCAGTACGAAGATTATGTCGACGGCTACGATAGCGCGAAGTCAGCCACCTCAAAGCGCAAGCAGTAATTCGTGGCGACCGCTTAACAAAAGCCCCCTCAAGACTGAGGGGGTTTTACGTTATGAAGCCATGCTTCCCTTCCGATTTCGCATGCGAAACTGCCAGCAGGGCTCCCAGAACTCAATTTCAACCCAAATATCAAGCGCAGGGATAGTGGCACCACTCTGGACTGAACTGCAAAGACCAACGCCAGCAAAAAGCCCCTGCTACGCAGGGGGCTTACCTCGCAGTAACTTGAATTCAAACCAACGGATCTGATGCCGGCGGATCAGCAAACAAAGAGGGCTGCTCTTCTACTGACATGCCTTTCGAAACTTGGAAGTGAATCCCGTCGTAGATAGCCTGAGCCTTTTTAGGACCTATCCCCTTCACCGCACACAACTGTTCCACCGAGGCATTGATCACCGCATGTACGGAACGGAAGTGCTCGAGCAGTTTGCGCGCGGCTACTGGGCCACAGCCATTCAAACCCTCCAGAGTGAACAGAGACTGGCCAACGCCGGCCGGCACCTTACCTTTGCGAGTGGCAGGCACGTAGTCGAGTCCATCCTGCTCGTGCTTGGCGAGCCGGTAGGGGAGCCCGCAGAATTCGGAAAAAATCGTACGCTAACAGTTCAAGCGTCCCGGCCACGCCTGACTGTAGCTTGTTGACTGGTCAATCTGTCTCGCGGGTAAAGCGATAGAACAAGTTCGGCTCGCTGACCACGTACAAATACCCTTCATCGTCGATGGTTACGCCTTCGGCTTGGGGTATACCTTTCAGCAAACCAGCAAACCCCCTCGCCAAGGAGCGGAAACTCACCACCTTGCCCTCGTCGGTCATTTCAATCAGCAGTTTCGACTCGTCGCTGAGCAGGATCAGATGGCCGCTCTGTTGATCGAATACAACCGAAGACAAGTCAGTGGCAAACACCTTGTCTTTTACTAGGTTGGACATGTCGCGGACGTGCAGGGAAACGCCTCCTTCCAGGCTGGCACGAAGGCCGCTCACTTCCAGTAATTGCCGGGGGTCACGCTCCTTGGTCACAAACAAACGATCACCTTTTAGGTCGTAGGCGAGCCCTTCAAGGCCTTTGTTGTCCTCCTTGCCAAGCGCCAAGGTTAGCGCTGAATACTGGTCTAGGCTCAATGGTCGATCAGGAGAAAGCTTACCGTATTCGTCGATGGGGATATCCACGATAACCAGGCTCTGCCGCCGCTCTTCGGCAATGACCAGTTGACCGTTGCCGGCATAGGACACCGCTTCCACGTCGTGGAAGCCATCCAGGCTGTAACGTCGCTCCACGTCACCGTCACGACTGAGGGCCAGCAGCTCGTTCGGGCCATTGGTAACCGCCCACAGCAGATTTAGGTCAGGATCGAAGGTCAGGCCCGAAAGGTTGTTGTCCACACCGGGAACCGCCTTAGCATCCAGCTCAACCCGATAGCCAGGCAGCCACACAGAGCGCTCCTGCCAATCGTCTGTGTGCCAGTGGGTCTTGATCCAAAAGTACAGACGATCATCAAGGTGATGCCGCCGAAGCGGTCCAGAAGCTTCAGCAGCTCGTCGTCACCAACATCCAGCACGTAGTCACGGAAAGCCTCGGTGGTGGTGGCCGGCACCACAGGAAGCGGCATCGCGTAGACGCCCCGCGCATTGATCTGCAGCAACCACGGACTGTTGCCGGCATCGAAAGCGACGGCGTTGCAGCGGCTGGCGAGGTAGTCACATTTGAACTGGCCTTGCTCGTCCGGAAAGCCTGTGTAGGCCGGCAGCCGAACGTTGCCGACTTCCTGGCGGATGCGGTGCATGTAGCGCTCAGGAATCAGCATCCTTGCGCGCTCAAGGTCGTCCTCTGGCAGTTCGGCCATGACCTGCCGCCCATATCCGCCAGCCACCTGCATGACCTCGGCCATGGCGCCGCTGTACCAGGTCGGGCGCTGCTTGACGTACTGAGTGAATGTGTAGATGCCCTGCTCGCGCGGCTCGAAGTATTGGAAACGAGGTTCGTACTTGATGACGAAGCGTTGCAACGCCACGTCCTTCGGCGGAAGCGCCGCTTTCGGGTCGTAGGCCACCAGCCGGCGCCGGGCCTGCTCGGTCAACCTTATGCCAACGCCCTGCCCATCGGTCAGCACCTGGCGCGGGTGATGACGCCGGAGAACAGCATGGGGATGTTGGTCTGTGCCACCCCGTCGAAACGGAATTGCGGAAGCTCATGCTGCTCGAGCACCAGGATGCGAAACACTCCGCCCATGTCGATGGCCACCGCCTGCCGGCCGCTGGGCAGGCCCGCAACGCGCTTCAGGTTGGCGAGGTCAGACGCCTGCTTGAAGTTCGTCAGGTTCCTGGCCAGCCGCTCGACAGCGGCGGCATCGTCGGCGGAAAGCTCCGCGTCTTCCGCGAAACGTCCGTAGGGGCGCGGCGAATACATCGGCTTAGACAGTCAGGTTCAGCCGGTAGCCGATATCGTAGGTGTCGCCGTTCTGGAACACACGAGTCGCCGCGTACTTCGACGCCGATACCAGCGCACCCGTGGTGCCACCCTTGGTGCTGTTGGTCAGCAACGCGGCGCCGTTGACGTTGAGTTGCGACGCCGTGGCGATGGTTACGGTCGCGACCGCGTTCATGTTGTCGATGGAACCGGTAGCGGTATCGGTCGGCGTCCAGGCTGGGCGGGTAGCGCTGGTGTAACCCTCGGTCATGCTGGTGATCTCCGAGGCCACCGCGGCGAAGTTGGCGGCGGTCCAGTTGGCAGCAGGTGCTGCCGTCCCGGCGAACAGGGCCAGGAAATACGACACCTTGGGCTTGCTGCCCAGCGCAATGTTGAGGATGTGCGCCAGGCCCTCGGTGGGGATCAGGTTGTCACCTTCCTTCTCCCACTCGCCGCTGTTGATGCGGCCGAAGTATTCGCCACCGGCCAGTACGCTGAGCCGCGGGAAGGCAATGCCGTTTTCGGTGATGTCGAAGCTACCAGTGGCCAGGTCGGCGGCCAGTTCTTTGCGCAGAGCGCTGCTAATGCGTTGCATAGGGTTCTCTCCGAAGTCCCATGCCGCACTCCTGCGCAGCGATTGAAGGCCCGATATTCGGGGTGATTCAGCTTACAGCCGTCAGCAGACGGCGGTCGAACACTACAGAGGTACCGGCACGGCCGGTGATACCGGTGAGCACGCCCGCATGAACTTCGGCGATGGCGCCACTGCTGGTGCCCATGACGTAGCCGTTCTCCGCCAGCCACACGGCGACCGGCGAGCCATCCGGTGATGCGTTGGTGCCTACCGCCTCGGCGGGGACCAGGATCGCACTACCAGGCACCGGAGCCCGCGATGCACGGCGCGACACGCTCAGGCTTGCCGGGTCGATACCATCGAGAAAGGCGACGTGATCAACCTGCCCCACCCAGATCCCGCCGTCCACCGGCTGCAGGAAGGTAATGCGCTGGGGCATCTGCACGAACCCGTAACGCTCATCATGCAGGTGGTACGTCAGCGCTTCGGAGAATCGCAGCACGTTAGCGCGCGCGGTCAGCAGGCGCCCGCGCCAGTACGCCAGGTACTTGCCGGTGGGCATGGGCGACAGGTGGCGGAACTGCGCCGGTCGACCCAGCTCCGGTAGCGTCGGCAGGATGAGCGTGGCCGCGCCCAGCGGGTAGTCGCCGGCCAACAGCAGCTCGCCACCATTCGCTCGCGTCAGGTAGAGGCGCGCGCCGGTCACGCTGGCATCCAAGCACAGCGGAAAGGTGACTTCCAGCGCGCCGGCATCGGTCACGTCCGCGAAGGCGATCAGCGACGGCGCCGACTCCTGGGGGCCGCGCAGCCACGCCACAGCCGCGCCGTAGGTGCCTTGACTCAACGATCCGGCGCCTGCCACCAGCAGCGGCGGCGCCGGGGTGTCCAGCGTCAGGCGCTCAGCCTGCGCGCCATCGTAGGTGAAGATGCCCGCCGTTCCGGCGACGCACACCCGATTGTTCAGCACCTCGTGGGACAGGTCCCCTTCGCCGATCTGTGCGAGCGGCTCGAACGTCCATGAATGCGGATCGACCTTTCCCCACTGGTCGCCCAGGCTCCGAAGGCGTCGCCGTGCAGTGGGCTTTGCCAGAGTTGGCGGAACGGCTGGTCCGTGACCTGGCGCGCAGAGGCCCGCAGTTGCGCCTTGCCGGCCGGCGACAGGTCTATGTTCACCGCGTCACGTACATAGAGCCTCGGGCTCTCGCCGCCGCGTTGCAGCGCGGCATCTTCGGCGACGTTGTTGATGCCGGCCAGCGGCACCAGGGAAGTCGTGGCCATCAGAAGGCTCCTTTGCGGTACTGATCGGCGTTGCCGTCAGGGCGGATGTAGTGGACACCTGGCCGCACATTGGGCACGCCCACATCCACTGAATCCAACCCTACAGGTGCCACGGACTGGGCATTTGGACCCGGTGGGATGAAGACGTTGCGGACTCGCATGCGATCCGCGAAGTGCGACGGGTCGTATTCGCAGATGAACGACTCCCAGCCGTCCGGCTCAACCCCTCGTACCCGCAGCGAAACCCAGGCTGTGCCGAACACTGATGTGTCGGTACCGCTTGGAATGGTCGGCATCGGCGGCCCAACATGCAGTGACTGCCACTGGTACGGCCCTTCGCCGCGCGAGCTGCCCATGTGCATGGCGTCGAAGCCGGCCAGTTGGAAGGTACGGTTCAGCAGAGACACCCAGGTCACCGCCCCAGGACCGGGCGATGGCAGGCCGACAGGCTTCACAGTCTGCGGTCCGTAGTAAGGGCCACGGGCTACGGATGTCGCGCCGAGCTGCATCGAGTCGGCGCCGGCGAACTGCGTCACGAACTGTGTACCGTCACCCACGATCGCCCACCCCATGCGATATGCCTGCAGACCCCGCGGCTCTAGGTAGCGACGCTTCAGATAGATCGCGTGCTCACCGATCTTCGACACGTCGCCCAGCGGCGACGGCTTGAGGACGCCCAGGTAGGTGCTGATGCGCGCCGAGCCGAATCGCTCACCCGGCGGATAAACCAGCGTTTCCCCTACATAGTGCAGGTTACCGGCTGGATGGTTCTGCTTGGCCTGCTCGGGTGCCTCCTTCACCGCCCAGATGGTGTGCGGCGTGAGACGCGGCTTGGATGGCTGGAACACTTCAGCGTCGGGCCATTCGTCCACCGTCAGCTTGCGCAGCTTCAAGCTCACGGCTGGCAGGCCGTAGCCGTCGGGGCAGTAAGTACGCATGGACAGTTTTTCCAGCTCGCGATGGAAGGGCTTGTTGGCGGAAAGATCGGACTGTTTGACAACGTTCTGACTGTTCGCATACCGCGAAATATTGGCAATCAGTTCCTCATCGTCAGCCTGTCCGGAGCGTAGCACGATGATCTTGGCTGGAACCCGCACACTCGTAAGATCGATGTCCGGATGCTTTTTCTTGGCGAAGTAGATGGATGCAGTAGTCTGGCCGCCATTGACTATCTGCATGCCCTGGAGCCAGAGAATGCCTGTCGAGCCATCTGCCGCGGTGTCGAGCTTGGCTTGGTCGGCAACAACGACGATGCCGTTGTTATAGGCCATGAAACGGTCAGGGTGGTCGCGCAGGCTGTCACGGATTCCCTTATTGACTCCCTTGCTGCTAACTCCCAGAAAGGAGCGCACGTTTGCTTCGAGGATCCGCGGGCCATACTTTTCGTAAAGGAACCGCAGGGCCTCGCCGGGCACGGCTGTCAGGGCGTAGTCATACTCATCGTCACCGGATCCAGGAACCCACACGCTAGGAAGGGCAGTCCCGCAGATGTCCCTGAAGTTCACTACCAGTTCATCCCGCGGACGCCCCTGCTGCCAGTGGTTGAAGAGGCGTTGAATGTCCATGATCTCTAGGCGGACCTGCTTGCCCTCGACCTCCTGCGGTGCATAGTTTCTCGTTTTGGCTATGGCATCCGTGATGACGAAAATACGGATGCTATCCAGCGTCTTGAAGATGCGCTCGACTTCGGTAACAAGGGCATAGGCATCGTTGGTTTCATCGAGCTTGCCGGATAGCTGGCCTGTTGCGCAGAACCTCAGAAACTGCAGCCCTTCTTTGGCAGCCTTTCCTGCTTCGGAATCTGGAAGCGGCTCTAGCTCATCTACCCCCTTGTACAGACTGACAAAAAGATCGAGACGGTCTGGGTTGCCAGAATCATCAGTAGTGTCGGATACGGAGTAGCCGCTGATTTTTACCTTGTACGTACCTACCTTCGCTTCGTAATGGCAGACAGTTGGTTCAAAGGTGATTCCCTCGTCAGCCATGTGCGTCATCACATGCTCGGTGAATACGGCCTCAGCAGGAATGGGGGCTTCCCCTGGGCCTATATCTTTTTCAACTTCATCGCGGATCGCGGCCTGCGTCTCACGCAGAAAGTCGACGAGTTCCAT